GTTTCCCAGTCACGATCAGGAGAAGCCGTGGACATACCACTAGGTGACGTAGAACTTAAAGACCAATGGGCAGACTACGGACGACCAAACATGAAAGACCCAGCAGGAAACGATGTATTTGGAAATATCGCAGGTGCAGGAACTATTCCCGCAACCATTGAAACGGGAGCAAATCCTGAAACTGCTTACGACCCACAAGGAACACTACAAACTACACCAACAACAATAAACGAACTACGAAGAGCATTTAGACTTCAAGAATGGCTCGAAAAAAATGCAAGAGGTGGAACACGATACATAGAGCAAATACTAGCACATTTTGGAGTACGTTCATCAGACAAAAGATTACAACGACCTGAATATATTACAGGTGTTAAAACACCTATTACAGTATCAGAAGTACTCAACACAACAGGAGAAGATGGAGGTTTACCACAGGGTAACATGGCTGGACACGCAGTTAGCGTAGGACAAGGCAACATGGGAACTTATTCAGTAGAAGAACATGGATATATCATAGGTATATTATCCGTAACACCTAAAACTGCATACCAACAAGGTATACCAAAAAACTACCTTAAAACTGACCCACTAGACTTCTTCTGGCCAACATTCGCAAACATCGGCGAACAAGAAGTAAAAAATAATGAAATCTTCGGATACACAGCACAAGGCGACGACGTATTTGGTTACATACCACGATACGCAGAGTACAAATACATGCCCTCACGCGTCGCTGGAGATTTCAGAACTACACTAGATTACTGGCATTTAGGCAGAATCTTCACTAACTTACCCACATTATCTCAAGAATTTATTGAGATAGACCCCGAAGATGTGACTAGGATATTCGCTGTCGAAAACGACGACGACAACCTATATATGCACATCTTACACAAAGTCCAAGCCCGTCGACCAATGCCTGTATACGGCACACCAATGATATAATGGCACAATGTTTATCACCATTTAACAAGGATATCGACGGACAAAGAATCCCATTACCTTGCGGCAAATGCTACGAATGTAGAGCACGCAGGGTATCGGGATGGAGTTTCAGACTCCTAAAAGAAGCAGAGCGTAGTAGCTCTGCTTTTTTTATAACATTAACATACGAAAACGAAAATATTCCACGAACAGAAAAAAATTTTAAAACGCTTGATAAAAGCGATCTGCAGAAATTTTTTAAAAGACTAAGAAAAAGAAATAAAAACAAATTAAAGTATTACGCATGCGGCGAATACGGTACAAGGACAGAACGACCGCACTATCATATTATACTCTTCAACGCAGACCAGGAAACAATATTCAAAGCCTGGAAACTAGGACACATCCATATCGGCCAATGCGAACCAGCTTCAGTAGGATATACACTCAAATACATGAGTAAAGAAAGCAAAATACCTAAACATATTAATGACGATAGGCTCAAGGAATTTTCCCTTATGTCAAAACGCATGGGAGAAAACTATCTAACTCAACAAATGATAGCCTACCACAAAGCAGACTTAGCCAATCGTGTAAATATTACAATAGAGGACGGCAAAAAAATCGTCCTACCTAGATACTACCGAGATAAAATATACACAAGAGAAGAAAAGCTGCATATAGCCTTATATCACGAACAGAAAGAGATGGCAGAAATAGCAGAACATCAGGACAAGTTATACACAGACCCGACCTACTTATCCACATACAACAAGCAAGAACTAAAAAAAGAGTTAATATCGCATAACAAATCACGAAAAGCAAAAAATGACACAAGAAACACGACAATTTAAAGTACACACGTCAATGAATTATCAACCGAAAGAAGGTAAAACATTTACCCAACCATCGCAAACAATTCCGGACATGACCATGTCAATGCGAGATATAATTGACAGACATGCAAAAGGCATGCCCATGGAAATAGGAAAAACACCAATTTTCCATGAAGAAGAAACAGAACAAAAAGGAATCAACTACAAAACATTAGACTTAGCAGAAGTCGAAATTATCGCTAAGGAACATAAAGAAAATATGGACAATCTCTGGAATCAATACGAAGCAGAGGACAACGATAAGAAACGCAAAATCCTAGAGAAAGAAATTATCGAAAAGCATGAGGAATCTATGCAAAAACTAGACGATAACATCATATCACCCGAAGGGCACTAATATCTACTTGATATATTAGTGCTAATTGACACCAATTAGAACAAAGAAAAAACAAAAACATGCCAATAGACCCAATAACACTAGCCGCAATAAGCGGAGGCGTCCAATCAGGAGGCTCTGCACTGGATGGATACTTCAATAGAAGAGCCACAAGACGACAAAACGAAATGTCAAGACGACATTCGGACAACAGATACAATCAAATGCGTAAAGACGCACTCAGCGACTTTAACTTAACCAACGCATACAATAGCCCAGCACAACAAATGCAAAGATTAAAAGAAGCTGGACTTAATCCACATTTAATCTACGGCAAAGGTGCAGTACAAACAGCACAAAGCCCTAAACAATCAACAGCAGCAGCACCACAATTCAATGTACCAACATCAAACATTGGAGCAAGTATAGCATCAGGACTACAATCAGGAATAAATACATTCCAAATGGCACAGCAAAAAAGATTAAACGATGCAACAATAGCTACTCAGCAAGCAAATCAGACTAAAGCATTAGCAGAAACCGGAAAACTCATGATGGATACCAAATTTGGAAAATTCACTCTCGGTTTACAAAACGAATTAAGAGATACAACCATTCAAGCGGCAAAATTAACTAACTTACAACTACAAGCATTAACATCAAAAACAACGCAAGAAACGAGCAACTTAAAAACAACACAAACAATAGGACTTAAAGAATTAGAACTCAAAAAAATCGCGACGAGTAACGACGTGAAAAAAACAGCTCTAATGATCCTAAACAGCAAAATAGACAGACAATTTAAAAGTGCTCAAACTCAAAAAGTACAACAAGAAACAAAAAACTTACTAGAAACTAAAAAAATACTTACACAAACCGCTATTATAAAAAAATGGGAAGCAGAACTCACTCGAAGAGGCTTAAACCCGAAAGACCAAGTAGCTTGGCGACTACTTGAAAAAATGGTATCATCAGCTAAAAACTTACCTAAAAGTAAATACGACAATACAAAATCATGGAAAGCCAATAAAGGCGCATTAAAAGGCAGGGGAGAATAAATTGCAAGAGGTATCGGAGCAATTCATTTGCTCCTTTACCCGAGCAACACGACCATAGGGAGAACCCCCCTTTAAAAACCTAAGATATAAAACAAACTTTTTTAAAAAAAAATTCAAAAAAAAATGTATAAAAGAAAATCATCACGCAGAACGAGAAAATCTCGTAAATCAAAATCACGTACTAAACGTACTTATGTAACCTTAAGTAGAGGAGGAATCAGATTATGAGCAAAATCGGAAAACTATTTACAACAGTAAAAACAGCAAAACCAAAAACGAACACATTCGACTTAACACACGACGTAAAAATGTCGGGAAAAATGGGAAACTTAACCCCTGTCATGAACATAGAATGTGTACCAGGCGACAAATTCAACATCGGAGCAGATTCACTAATCCGCTTCGCCCCACTAATCGCACCAGTCATGCACCGAATGGATGTATCAATACACTACTTCTTCGTGCCAAATAGAATAACATGGGATGGATGGGAAGATTACATCACTAACACGCAACAATTACCATTACCGCAAATACAAGTTGATGGTTCATTCACAGATGCAGAAAACAAATTCATTGACTACATGGGAGTACCCCCATATGCAAGCGCAGGTGGCGCGCAATCAGTTAACGTAAATGCACTACCATTTGCAGCATACCAAGCTATTTACAATGAATACTACCGGGACGAAAATCTAGTTCCCGAAGTAGACTACCAATTACAAGACGGCATTAACCCACATTCAGACTTATGCACAATGAGAAAAAGAGCCTGGGAACATGACTATTTTACCTCATCACTACCTTTTGCACAAAAAGGAGAAGCCGTGGACATACCACTAGGTGACGTAGAACTTAAAGACCAATGGGCAGACTACGGACGACCAAACATGAAAGACCCAGCAGGAAACGATGTATTTGATCGTGACTGGGAAAC